AATGGTGTACTTGGTATGTCTGGTTTTGCACCAGGTGTAGCAGGATTAGCTGGAGACGAAGTTGAATTAGTTGTTTCTGGAGATCCAGGTGGAGATACTGTAATCGTTCTTAAAATTTTAGGAATTGATTCTAGTTCAGACACACAATAATAATTAATTAGTGTGGGGCTTAGGCCCCACATAAAATTTTAAGGAGAAAAAATATGGCATCATCAGACCAACAGTTTTCCACAAGAACTTCTGACGGTAGATTTGGTAGAGCAACAGACGCATCAGATAATTTTATTGGACCAGCTAGAATAACTTATATTCAAGTTGAAGGCGTAGCTAACAGTAATATCAAACTATATGATGGAACAGATGCATCTGGGGCTTTAGTATTCGAAGGTAATTGCGGAACTGAAGGACTAGACATTTATGTTCCAGGAAATGGTATCAGATGTAGAACTGGAATATATTTAGATTTAACTAATACTACTTCGGTTACTATCGGATATACTGGCTAGGAGGCTAAATGGCTAATACCACTTCGGGAACAGCAACGTTCGACAAAACTTTTTCTATTGATGAAATAATAGAAGAATCATTTGAACGTATAGGACTACAAGCTGTTTCAGGAAATCAGTTAAGATCAGCAAGAAGATCTCTTAATATCTTATTTCAAGAATGGGGTAATAGAGGTATTCATTATTGGGAAGTTGGAGAACTTGATCTCGATTTAATTCAAGGACAAGCTGAATATAAATTCTTTAGAGCAGCTACAGATGGTACGAGTGCTACTTCAAATCCAAATGGTATTTATGGAATGTCCGATGTCCTTGAAGCACAGTTAAGGAACAATAGAACAGCAACAACTCAGTCGGACAGTCCAATGACAAAAGTTGATAGATCGACTTATGCAGGTTTTTCAAACAAACTTTCACAAGGAACACCTAATCAATATTGGGTTCAAAGATTTATTGATCATGTTAGTATTAGTGTTTATCCCACACCAGACTCTACTAATGCATCTAAAGATATGCATTTCTACTACATAAAAAGAATTCAAGATGTTGGAGATTATACAAACGCAACAGATATTCCATTTAGATTTGTTCCTTGTATGACTTCAGGTTTATCTTTTTATCTTGCACAAAAATATCAACCACAATTAGTTCAACAAATGAAATTATATTATGAGGATGAATTAGCTAGAGCATTAGCTGAAGATGGTTCAGCTTCAAGTACATTTATTACACCTAAAGCTTATTACCCAGGAACATAATGTCTAAGTACGCAACAGGGAAACATTCAAAAGCTATTTCAGATAGATCGGGACTTGAATTTCCATATAGAGAAATGGTTAGAGAATGGAACGGTTCATTTGTACATTATACAGAGTACGAACCTAAACAACCACAACTTGAACCTAAACCTGTAGGTGGAGATGGTGTTGCATTATTACAAGTAAGACCTGATAGAACAGAGCCTGCTACAACTGTTAGAATAATAGATAATGGTTTTGAAACTTATGCTGCAGGGTCAGGAATTATAAATGTATTTTCACCTGGACATGGTTTAACAGATTCAACAACATATAGATTTAGAGGACCACCAACTACTTCTGCAGGAAGTTCTTTTACTTATGCTAATCCAGAAAGTTTTGATGGTATAACAGGAGTCAATATTGCAAAAAGTGCAGGATACACAATAAGAACAGGAAAATACAAAGCAGATTCAGATGGATCCGGTAATGCTGGTAGAGATGCAAGAAGTGCTTATCTAACTGATAATTTTTTCTTTTTTACAGTTGACACAAATACTGCTACAAGTGGTAGTATAAAAGGAGGAGGCTACGGTTGTTCCGTTGGGCCTATAACAATACAAGCATGATAAATAAAATTTGGAATTGGATAAAAAATATTTTTAAACCTGAAAAGCAAGATCCTCATCTTACTATGTATGAAGAAACTGCAAAACAAAAAAAAATACGTTTAAAGCATAAAGGGGATATTAAATAATGGCTGGATTTACATACGCAACATTAACAACAGCAATTCAAAATTATACTGAAACGGATACAAACGTTTTAACTGCTACTATTACAGATCAATTTATTGAAAACTCTGAACTTAAAATTTTAAGAGATGTACCAATTGATGCATATAAAAAACAATCTATTGGTAATTTAGTTACAGGACAAAATACAATTAACGTACCTGCTCAAACTTTATTTGTAAAAGGTGTGCAAGTTTATGATTCAACATCAGCTTCTACAGGTGCAAATACTTGGCTAGAGAAAAAAGATGAAACATATTTACAAGAATTTGAACCATCTACAGAGTCTGATGCTAGAGCAAAACCAAAATACTACGCTATGTTTGGTGGAGCAACAGGTGTAACCGATACTACTTCAGGAAGACTATTTCTGTCTCCTGCACCAAATAATACTTATGTATTTAAGATACATTATGAGGCTATTCCAACTGGATTGTCTGGTTCAAATACTACAACTTATGTAAGTCAATACTTTGGAAACGGATTATTATATGCTTGTTTAGTAGAAGCATTTTCTTATCTAAAAGGTCCGATAGATATGTTGACATTATATGAAAATAAATATAAACAAGAGGTACAGAAGTTTGCTGCAGAGCAACTTGGTAGACGTAAAAGAGACGATTATACAGACGGTACAGTTCGTATTAAAGTTCCTTCTCCGTCACCGTAATAGGAGATAAATTATGGCAATAACATCGGCAATATGTTCAAGTTTTAAACAAGAACTTTTACAAGGTAAACACGACTTTCAAGCTTCAGGGTCTGGTGGTCATACTTTTAAAATAGCTTTATTTACAAGTTCAGCATCTTTAGGTGCAGCAACAACTGACTATTCAACTTCAAACGAAATTTCAAATACATCTGGATCAGCATACTCTGCTGGTGGTAAAGCATTAACAAACACAGGAGTTGGTTTAACTTCAACAACTGCGTTTACAGATTTTTCTGATATCTCATGGACATCAGCTTCATTCACTGCAAATGGTGCAATGATTTATAATACAACAACTGATGGTGGTTCAAGTACAACTGATTCTGTTTGTATTATCGCTTTTGGTTCTGATAAAACTGCAACTAACGGAACTTTTGAAATACAGTTTCCTGCAAACGATTCATCAAACGCAATCATAAGATTAGCATAAGGAGGGTCCAGTGCCCGACGTTTCTTCTGGATGGGGCCGATTAACCTGGGGACAGGCTAATTGGAACGAAGCTACAACTTTAAAACAAGGTTGGGGAGCAAAATCTTGGGGTGAAGATGAATGGGGTCAACTTTCAGATTCAGTTGTCCAACCAACAGGTTTATCTATTACATCAAGTATTGGTTCGGTTACTAACGCAGTTAGTGTAACTGTAACTCCAACAGGTCTTTCATCTACTTCAACACTAGGAACAATTGCAAATGTTGTAAGTGTAACTGTTGAACCAAATGGTTTAGCAATTAATGATATACAAGGATATGCTGAAGTAAGTATTGATGTTGCACCAACTATTACAGGAAATTCTATCACAGCTGCAATTGGAGTTATAGATCCAAAAGATCAAGTTGTTGGTCCAACTTCACTTACAGTTACATCACAACAAGGAACTGCATTTGCACCAAATGAAGATGTATCTATTACAGGTCAATCAATTACTTCAGCACTTGGAAGTCCTACAGCTGTTAATGCTGTAATAATTACACCTTCTGGATTTGAAGTATCAACTAATCAAGGATCCGTGGTTGTTCCTAATGATGCAGTAGCGCCAACTGGATTACAAATAGATTCTTCTGTAGGATTCGTGATCGGCGCTGGATCAGTAAGTATACCTGTTACAGGTATATCTATGAGTTCTAGCATAGGTACAATTGTAGATATTCCTGATCAAATAATGGGATTAACAGGAGTATCATTTAGTTCTGCTATTGGTAGTGTTGACCCTAAAGATCAAGTAGTTGGATTACCAACATTTACAATAACATCTGCAGTTGGAGAACCATTTATTATACATTACCAAGATGTTGACACTGGTTCAAATACGTCTTATAGTGCACTTTCAACAGGATCAAATAGTAATTATTCTGATGTTGCAACTGGATCAAATACAAGTTATAGTGACGCTGCATAGGAGATAAAAATTTATGGCATCAAGTTATACACCTCTCGGTATAGAAAAAATGGCTACTGGCGAAAACGCTGGTACATGGGGGACAAAAACAAACGCAAATCTAGATCTTATAGAACAAGTTCTTGGAGGATTTAAATCACTTTCAATTGCTGGTGGTGCACAAACAACTGCTTTAACAGTTGCAGATGGTGCATTAACTGGAACAGGTCAAGCAAGAATGATTGAGTTTACAGGTTCTATTACAGGAAATCAAATTGTTACAATTCCATTAGATGTAGAAACTTTTTATTTTTTAAGAAATTCAACTTCGGGTTCTTATACAGTACAATTTAAATATGTATCAGGAAGTGGTGACACTTTTACTTTTGCAGCAACTAATAAAGGTGATGC